TGCCGTTTACTACATGGATATGCGCCACTCGCTCGTTATCCTGATACAGATATCTCTTAGATCCGAAAAATTGGTTTAAGTATTCTTTGCGTGCGTTATCTATCATGGTCATCAATCCCACAAGTCAAAGGCTCTTTGGACGTAAAACTTCGCCTTTGCTAAATCCTCATGACCGTTCTTTAACGGTGCTCTAGACAGGTATTTGATTGCATTACCTATTGTGAATGCTAATTGTGGTGGGTACTGTGCCGTAACTTGTTCGATAAAATCTATAATTTCAATGTCGCCGTATGTGTAATGTGCAGGTTGCTTAACATTGTCTTGCGTTTTGTTCATATCTACTTTTCTGTTACTTATTACGCTCATTATGCTTCACTCCATTTCTTGAACATTTGGTTATAAGTGACATCGAACCAGTGCGGATCACGTGAATGTTTCTGAGGTACATTAAACAAATGTGGCTTCTTCTTACGTAGCTCAGCCTCTTTCTTTCGCTCTCTTTCCAATTCACGTTCGAGTCTCGCTTGTTTAATCTTTTCCATTTGTTTCATTTCTCTATATTCTTTTAGGTGCATGCCATAAGGCGCGTCTAAAGCTTCTGAAAACTCCCAACAACCTCTAACACGTTTAGAAACAATTCCAGCGTTTATCCCGCGCTTTGCCATTAGTTCTTTTTCAAAATTGTTAAATTTATATGGTTTATTATTAATGATTACAACACTGCCCATTTATTCCACCTCTACATTTACATTTCTAATTTTTAAATTGTCATACTCTAGTATTTCGTCAGGATTGTTATATAAGTAATCTGCCAGCGTTTCTTTTTCTTTATCCACATCATCAAAATGCTGATATTCAACTTCGGTAGGTATTCTTATATCAATCGTTGCGTTTATATATGCTTGTTGTTGCATTAGATCACTTCATTTCTCTTTTGCGTTCTCGTCTTGCTTTAATTAATTCCTCGTACGTAATCCATGTTTTACCTGTATACTTAGGCGCTTTACATATCCAATTGAGTTTTATGTTTCTGTATTTGTGTCTGAACATCTTAGCTTTAAGTTTTGCTACTTCGGTTGGCATACCTTTAATGTCGATAACTTCAATCAGTTTGTCATCGAGATATAACGCGAAGTCTGCAATATATTCAATCTTTCGTTGTTTATCTAGTTTTGGTAATAATTCAAATTTCGGTTGTATTTCGATATGATCATAATTAGTGCCATTCATATTACTTTCTAAATATTGGTAATATTCACACTCTACTTTGCTATCAAATACAATTCCTTTGTACTCAACTTTCTTAGCATTGTATTTACTCATTGCGCCACCTCTAAATATCAAATATCGTTGCTTGTAAACCTAGCTCTTGCTCATATAGAAGTCCGTGAGCGCCCTTGAATCGTTTTAGGTCACTATCAGTCATAATTTTCTTTTCGTCGCTGAAATGGGCTCCTGTGAGCGAATAAACTTCATTTACGTTGTCTTTATACTTGATGACCTTAATATCTTCTGTGCCATCTTCTCGGTATAAGTGATATTTTTCTTTCGGCATTTTTAACACTCCTTAATATTCGTTTTCTTCCAGTTGATTTCATTCATGATCTTTTCTTCAACTTTGTCATAATCATCAAAAGGAGATAACTCGTTATTGTCTAACAATCTGTTAACTGCCCAACCAGTTTCTATATAGACATTTGCTACAATCGGGTCGTTTTGCTTTGTCTCTTCATACATCGATTTCAATAAGCTTTTGAATTGCATGATGTTCATGTGAAAAACCTCTGTGTCTTCTTGTAATACTCGAATTCAATTATTCCGGTTTCGCCGTCTTTGTTTTTGGCTATGTTACATTCAACAATAGATTTGCCAGTGATACTGTCATCTTCGTCACGGTTATAATAATCATCACGGTAAAGTAGCATTGCTAAACTTGCATCGGCTTCTATTCCGCCTGATTCTTTCATGTCTGATAGCATTGGTCGTTTATCCTGCCTAGATTCAACACCACGATTCAGTTGTGAAAGTAGTACGATGATTGCGCCTGTCTCGTTAGCGATTATCTTTAAGTCACGTGATATCTTTTCTACTGCTACACGTCTATCAACTTTCGCATCAGTATCCATCAGTTGAAGATAATCTATAAAAATAACTTGTTGCTCGTCTGAATGCCTCATTGCTTGAGCTCGCACATCTTGCGGTGTAATATTACTTTTGTCAGAAATATCAATACCTAACTTCATGATTTGATCCATTGCATTTGTTAACTTCGTTAAGTCATCCGGTGTTAAGTTCCTGATTTCTTTTATCTTGGTTAACTCAATACCAGTAATTGTTGATAACATACGTTTCAATACTGATGTGCCAGTTGTTTCAAGACTAAAGAAAGATGTTTTATATCCATTTCGTGCTATGTTCAACATCATGTTTAATGCAAAACCTGTTTTACCCACTGAGGGACGCGCTGCGATGACGATTAATTGCGACGGCTCTAATCCCCCTATTTTGTAATCCATGAGCTTATAACCCGTCTTAATTTGCTTCTTAGGGCTATCGCTGTATAACTCATCAACAAACTCCTCAACAAACTTCTTGGTTCCATCTTCTTTTTTGTTAGTAATCGTTTTTAAATCCTTGAGTTCATCAATCAAGTTGTTAAAGTTTTGGTTCGTAGGTTGTTGTTTAAACTCAGTTACCAATTCGTTAGCTTTGTTGAGCTGATAACTTTCCAATAATTCTTGTTGATAACGTTCAAAGAAGCCGTACCCAATGAAATCGGAGTTGTAAAGTTTAGTTATAGTATCTGCATCTAAAAATTCTTTATCTTTAGTTGCTTTTAAATAAATTTCTTGATGGTCTATCTTTCCGGAGTCCATTACATAATTGAAAAAGGTTTTAAACTTTTCGTTCGTAAACATGTAATCTTTAACCCTTATTTTTTCTAGTATGTCCGGTTGTTTAAGTAGCGTAGCGATTATTGTACTTTCAATCTCAAATTGTCCGTAATTCATTCGTTATCGCCCCCAAATTCTGCCAACTTATTCATGAAGTTATCTAGTGCTATTTTTCTTTGTCTGACATATTCGGGGTCATTCTGCATTTTCCATTGGTGTGTAGCGGTTTCGTTATCTACTGGCTCGATAGATACTTTTTTAGGTGCCTTACGCATAATTGCTGGTAGGTTAGGTGGGTACGGGTTGTTACTGTTGATATATCCATCTATCGCTTTTATAGTTGGTTGATAATCTCCGTTTTGACTTAATACATCAATCCACATTTCTAACTTCGGTTTATCAAAATCAATGTTGTATACGTACCTAACTTTTTTTATAATTTCTAATGCTTGTGTTTTGCTCATCGGCATTAGTCATCACTCAATTCTTTTTCCATTTGTGCAATGACATCATCAGTAGCATTTTTCCTAGGCGCTATTTTATTTTCTGCATCTTCTTTTGTTTTGACATTCTCTTTAGCCCAGTTGTTTAAGACTTTAATTAAGTAGCCACCATGCGCACTTTTGCTTTTAGTGTACTCAACACCTACTTTTACAATTTCAAAAGCGTTCGTACCTATATCATCAATAGCAAACCCTAATTGCTCCATTTGATTAGGCGTTAACTTATCATCTAAATTTGCGATAATGTATTTTATTGAAGATGAGAAGACGCCTTCTCTTTCTTCTTTATTCTTATATTCTTCTTCTCTTTCTTCTTCTCTTTCTTCTTCTGTATCGTTACGTGACGTTACGGTAACGTTACTTTTTTCTTCTAGTAACTTTTTTTGTCTCTCTCGATAGCGTTGTTGTCGCAATTTATTTTTTTCTTTATGCTTAGCTTTGCTATCTAAGCTTTGATGCTTCTCCCAGTTTGTCACTTTTATGACACCATTAACTTTTTCAATCATGCCTAATGTCTCAAAAGTCTGAATCGCTAATCTTATTGAGTTAATAGGTCTATTAAATTCATTTGCTAACATTTCTTCGTTATACGGTAAGTTTTCGGATAGCATAATATAACCTTGTTCGTTGTACTTTCCTGATAAAGTTAGTAACTTAACCCAAATAGTTATGATCGTATCTCTTTCGGGTAAAGCTTCGATATATTTGATTTTGCTGTCATCAAACATGCCAACTTTAAGTTTTATCCACGATACTTCTCCCATTGTTTTCTCCTTTCAGCATTTTGTTGAGCCTCTCATCAACTTTTATCCACGAGTCATGCAAGTGATATTTATCATCAAACGACTTAACGCCAATTGCGTGCTGTTCATTATGATGTTGTCTACACAGTGCTAACACATGTTTGTCGTAGTGA